ACTGGGAGTCAACGACTTCCAACTTCGGAAGCAATCTCCCCATCAACGCGACGGTATTGTCCGGTTTTTACTTCGATACAGCCGCATCCGAACGCCTCGTCATCGCTGTTAATGACCTGAATACATCCGTTAAGAGTCTCTACTACGGATCACCCGGCGTTTCCTACAACTTGATTTCGGGTTCAACGCTCAATGCTTCCGCTTCCTACGTCTATTTTGCTCAATTAAATGACAAATTGTTTTATTCGGACGGTCTCGGAACGCTAAAGTACGTCTCAAGCGCGAACCTCAACAGCTCCACTACAGCCGGCAAGATCAGCCGCATCGATGTCATCAATCAGGGGACCAACCATTCGTCGATTCCAACGATAACCGTTGCAGCCCCTCCCAGCGGCATCACGGCTACGGCAACCGCTGTTGTTGCAACCGATGGTAATCTCGTATTCATAACAATCACCGATCCCGGCAGCGGATATACGACCGCTCCAGCGATTACTATTTCTCCTTCCGCCTCGTCTCACGCCGTAGCCTTCGTATCGCTCACGCCTCCTGCAAAGCCGATCTATCTAACCACCCATACCAATCGGTTGTTCGCAGTTTCCGCGGATACATCCATCCAGCCCGATACCCTCTACTTCTCGGATATCCTCGATGGAGAATCTTGGGATCCTCTCGGGTCTCTTCGGATCGGTGGCGATGGAGATCCCATCAAGGGACTTTACTCTTGGTTCGGCTATCAACTCATTGTCTTCAAGGAACGCTCTATTTGGAGCGTAAATGCCGATCCTTTGCAGGATCCTGCGGATTGGGTTATATCACTCATCAGCGGCAATATCGGCTGCTCATCGCACCGGTCCATCACCGCGGTTGGTCCTGACGTATTCTTCTTCTCTCGTGACGGCATCCGATCTCTCCAACAGATCCAAGCCGGTACCCAGACCAGTGTAGGTCTCGCGCTCTCCAGCCCGATCAACGACCTCATCAGTCGCATCGACAAAACCAAGCTCGACCTCTGCGACGGTGTGTTCTGGAACAACCGATACTTGTTGGCTGTTCCGTTCATCAGCGATGAACCAGCGATCCTTGGAACCGAAAGCGAGTACGCACTACTGACAGAGAACAGCATCGATATCGCCTTCGAAGGCGCGCTCAACGAGAACAACGCGGTCATCGTCTACCACTCACTGGCCCGCTCTTGGCTTGGTTACTGGGACAACTGGATCGTAAACGACTTCATTCCAACCTCGTTCTCAACATTTGGACCCGTCCTCATGTTTGCCGGCGATATAATCTCGGTATCAGCTGGAGCGGGCCAGGTCTGGTCATTCAACGATTACCTCCCGAACACCCGGTTGTCGCCGGTCTCAAGCTCCGCATACACCGATGGCGGTGCGAATTACGAATCCACGGTGATCACCAAGGCTTACAACCTCAACGAACCCATTCCCGACAAGATCGGGTACAGCGTTCAGTTCGCCTTCGATAACCCGTACACTACTGCCACCACGACCGCCGCAGTATCTTTGGCCAAGGATATGTCGGACACATTCGTGACTCTCGATTCCGCGCTGGCAATCACCTCAAGCCAGAAGTTCCTGAAGGCTTACAACCTGATAAGCCAAGGCCGCTGGAATACTTTGCAATTCAAGGTAACCGCAGACGCTGGTCGCTTGTCTCTGCAATCCACCATTCTCTCCGGATTTGTTGATTCGGTCAGACCCCAACAATGAACGCCTTCCCGAGAGTACGAATGATACAAACGCTTGAGCAAGAGTCTCAAGCTCTTCAAGCTGCGCGGGCAAACAACGACTCGATCATTCACCCAACCCATGTGGTTGAAAGAGATGGCGAGATCATTGGTGCGTCATCTTTTGGAAGGGTGCCTGTTCTGCTTCTTTGGAATCACACCGAAAAAGTGTCAGCCAGAGACAGTATGCACCTCAAACGAGTTTATGACTCTATTATGGAGACAAAAGGGTTTCCTAAGTATTTCATAGCTTGCAATGAGAATAGTCCATACAACTCATATATGAAGAGATTTGGATATAATCCTATTTGGAAAACCGAGATTTTTGAAGGAGGAGTATGAATATAGATTTTAATACATCAATGGTTCTGGCTCACAGCGTAATGCTGTTTGCCAAAGATGACTGGGCTAAAGATTACTCCTGCATTCCTTGGGGTCAGCCGCAAATGTGCGGCCCAAGTTACAAACCGCCGGACCTTGCTGCCTCTACTGCCGAAGCGATAAAAGCTCAGGCCGAACAATATCCTTTTATTCGGGCATTAGAACAGGCCGCTAGATCTGGCACTGAAATTAAATACGGTCCAGAAGGTGCCAAAAGAACATACGATTTTACAGGCATTGGTGATGTTGATATCACCAAGCAAACAGCTCTTGCTTTATCAAAGCTCGCAGATCCTTTAGCTAAAGAACAACTTAAGGTATCTCAAGATTATGGAACTCAGTTTGCTCAACAAAGGCAAAACGAGCTGCGGGCACTTGATCCTCAGCGTTACGGCCTTTACGAACAGTTTCTCAGCGATGTTAAGGGAGATGCCGCGGCCCCTGATACTCGGATAGCTTCGCCCACCTACGAGAGCGTTGGAATGCCTGGTGCCCAAAAAGATACCGGGGCTTCTCAGTTGATCCGTAGCGAGCTTGAGCGTCAGATCCAGCAGGGTCTTTCTCAGGTTGGTACTCTAGATCCAAGCATGGAGCGACGGGTCCAACAGGCTGCTCGCGCTCGCGGTAGTTCCATTGGCAATGTTCTTGGCAATCCTTCGGCTCTTCGTGAGTCGCTCGCATTGCAAGATGCTCTTGGGAACGCCAACGCGCAACGCTGGCAGTCCGCTATGGGATTGCTTCAGAGCGGTCAGAGTACGAGCGATACCGCCAATCGGAATGCTCAGGAAGCCTTCCAGAACATCCTCGCGGCCACCGGCCAGCGGAACACCGCGGCGCAACAGAGCTTTGCCAGCCAGATGGGTTCTCAACAGCAGATGCAGGCTGGTCGCCAGCAAAACATTGCAAACGTCCAATCCGCTCTTGGACTCCAGCCGGTTTCATCTCAAGCTGCACAGCTAGGTGCGCTTCAACAAGGCGCATCTCCGTTCACAACTCCTCAGCTAATTCAGGGTGCTCAGATGTCTAGCCCTGGAGACCTGATGAAGATGGGAAGCAACTTTGCGCTCACAAACGCTCAGAACCAATACACATCCGATCAAGCCAATTCCTTCATGAATCAGTTCAAAGGGTATGCTGGTGCGATTGGTAACCTTGGATCATCCTACGCGGGCTTCGGGCTTGGCGGATGCTTTGTCGCTCGCGAGTGTATTCCTGATCAGTGGGAGGCGTTCTATTTCTGGAAGGAACTCGTTGGACCCAAGTGGTTCAAGAGCTTCTACGACAGCAACGCCGAGAAGTTCGCGAAGTGGCTCAAGAACAAGCCGAAGGTAAAGAAGCTTGTGGCCAACTGGATGATAGCTCGAATCAACAGCATAATCCCTAAAAACTGATATATGCCTATGGCTGACGCAATCGATAATCTGGCTCAAGACCTGAATCAGGCCAATGCCGTAGATGAGTTTCCGGGATATCCCGGTTATCAACTCGGACAAGAAGTTCCCGGTATGGCAGGAGTCAGGGTTGGTGATTTGTTTTACGGTTTAGATCCATACGGCCAAGAAGCTCCATACAACTGGAGGACGGGAGGTTTTGAATATAAGGCTGCTCCTTCAGACGTAGGTTTTGGAAACATCGATTACAACATCCGAGATCAACCCACTGAGCGAATCAACATTAAGAGCGGTGATGAACAAGATGCGCTTATAAGAACAGGAATCGGAACCCCGCTGGATCCGAAGACTGAGGACATATATGGGGTTAAAGGTCTTGTTTCACCTGACCAAGCTGGTGGATTAATTGGTGTTAATTATCTGACGCCAAAGCAGATTGAAGATCTTACGGCAGGCCAAACACCTTCGCTTCCTCAAGGCGTTGTGACCCCTAGCAAAACGGTTTCAATTCCGGGAAAAACGCTTCCTGATTATATACCTATCGGGCAAATGGAGAACGGGGATGTTCTCTATGCTGATAAAAACAATCTTAGGGATACCATTATACGCCCAAGTGCGTATTCAGTATCTCAAGAAGATTTGGATAAAGGAGTAGTACCTCATAAGTTTAATTTTGGAATCAACACCGCGCCTTCAACTTCTCAAGTAACACCAACTTCTGTTGGAGCATATCAACCAGTTGGAGCGGATGAACCAACAACCGCCAGTGTAGGTGGATTTGATAACACTGGAGGAAATTTAACTGTTGGTCCTGGTGGTGTTAAAGATATAACTCCTGACTGGAAAGAAGAAGCTAAACCAAAGCCAAAGGTTGAGAATGATGTAGATGGCGATGGTATTTCAGATGTATGGAGAATAGCCACTGGAGGTAATTGGAGATTTGATACTGAAGGTAATTGGAGTAATGTTAATCCAGACTATATCGATCCAAAAACTGGACGAGAAGAACCTCCTAACAACACTGGTGATAGGTGGAACTTTAGAACAGGAGAGTGGGATTACAAAGATCCTACTAAAGTAATTCCTCCAGTCGAAGGTACCCCTAAGCCTCCTGTTGTACCCCCCCCTGTTGTAAACCCTCCTGCTGGAGGAGGTCAACCTCCCACCGGAGGAACAAAGCCAGGAGGAGTAATCACTGGTCCCGGCACTGGTACTGGCACCTACACCGGAACCCCCCTTCCCCCTAGGGAGCCAGTCACTCCTCTCGTAAGGCGCGAAACCGTCATCCCCACCAAGGGAACCAAGGAGGTTCCTCTACCCGATCGTCAGGCCGATCCTTTCGCCAAACTCTACGCTGACTTGTTGGCCAACTCCCAACAGCAACAGGATAAGTACAGGTACATCAACTACGACCCCGATCAGATCATGAATGCCGCCATGAGCGGATTCAGGAGACGGGGTGCGATGCGGTCATTGCAGGGTTACTAACTAATATCTTATGCCTACCACAGACATCAGGGCTTTGCTTGAGGAGCAGGCCAATCAGCGCATCAACCCCTTCATGAAGGGTCTCTCCATGCTCACCGGAGGCATTTCCGGCGAGTTCACCGGAACCAACGAGGATATCCGCAATCGGAACTATGCGAAGAAGGCTTTGATAGAAGAGGGTTTGCTGATGGATCGCATGAAAGCTCAACGTCAGTTGATGCTTGAGGAGGATCTCAAGCGATTGGCTTCTGAGCGTGAGGCCAATTTGTTGACTGGAACATCAAAAGCAAGAGGTGCCGCTATGGCTTTGAGTGGAACTGCCAAGAACTACACTGGACCTCTTGATGCAGCAACCCAAGCTGGAATAGCTGAGGCCGAATTAGATCAGGCAAAGGTTGAATCTAATCGGATCAACGCTCTTAAAGGAAAAGAGCAGGAAATGAGGGGATATCTTGCGGATCGAAATGTTAAACTTGGAGAACCAGATGTTGATACAACTGAGTTTATGTATTCTCAGGAGAAGTCAAAAGAAGCTTCTCAAAAAGAAGCAAGACTTACAAAGTCTGGATACATGAGCTTCTATATCCCTGGGCTTGGTCAGATTAGTGGAACTCCAGACTATATTGAGCAGACAAAACAAAAGTATCCTCAGTACGGAAACATAATTGATAACGCTATTAAACAGGCTGAATCCGGAGAGCCTCAATATACTGTTACAAGCGAACAAGATCCTCTTACCGGAGAAATCAAGAGGAGGGTTGTAATTAAACCTGGAACTTCATTAGAAGAACGAGATGCAATAGAAAGGCAAGTGTTTGGAAAACAAAAAGGTTTTGAAGGTGAGCCTGCTCCTGGAGTTAAAGGCACAAAATCAACCAAGCCTACCAGTTTTCCGGGTTATAGAGTAACAATACCAGAAGAAGAAGGGCTGAAGTAATATGCCTAAATATAGAGTTTTTCAAGAATCAACTGGCGTTACTCTTGATCTTGAAGGTGACAAAGAGCCAGATCTTGAAGATATCAATAGGGCATTTGCTTTTTATGGGCAACAGAAGTATCCGAATGCTCCGGTGCTTGAGGAGCCGACTAGCCTGTATGAGCGGGCCAAGTCTGTAGCCCCTTCATTGGCTCGTATTGCATCGCCGTTAGGGTTTGGAATGCCAACTTCTCAAGATGTTGGGACTGCTGGACGAGTTCTTCAGCAAGCAAGCGAAGCTCCCGGCGTGTTGATTGATAAAACAGTTGGCATGCTGTTTGATAAACCGCTTGAAATGCTGATTGGTAAAACCCCTGGCAAGGACACCTATCGAAAGCCAGAGGAAATGCTTGATGCAGCCTCTCGTATCGAACGAGAAGGCATCATGGCTCTTGGATCTGCATCCACCGAGAAGCGTGAGCGAGCAGCTCGAATTGGTCGCAGTCTTGGAGAAACGATAAGCGAGTACACTCCGATTCCCGAGTCCGTCACCCGCCCCGCTGGCGAGGTGTTGGGCCAAGTGTCCGCGGACCTCTTGTCCCCCATGAACTTGATGGGCCTCGGCATTGCCGGCGGTGCCCGTCAGGCTGCTCGTATTCCAGCGTTGGTTGCTGGGACTGAGTTTGCAGAATCAACAACTCCTGCCGCAGTTCGCGCTGCACAGATTGCCGATTTAACTCGTGCGTCAGAAACGGCTCGTGCA